ACAGCAGGGCGATGAAAGCGTCGCCGTGCCCAGACTAGGCAAGTTCAAGCCGAGCGTGCGGACGGTACGGCGCGTGCGCGACCCGAGCACCGCTGAAGACATCCCCGTTCTCGTCCGTCGGATAGTGCTGTTTTCCCCCAGCAAGCGGCTGCGCGCCGTCGTCGGTGGACGTGGTAACCCCTGCTGGGCTTCCCTCCTTCCATGAGCGGACGCTCACCTCGAACCCGCCGCCCCGCCGGCCACTATCTCGTCGACACCCGTCCGACCCGGGCGAGGGCGACCTCGACCGACGGGCCTTTCGTCTGGCCCGACCAGACCGTCGCCGTCGAGCGACTCGTCTGGCAGTTGTGCCACTTTTGGCTGGCGCCGCTGCGCCGCTGGTCGGGCATGGTCAGCCGTCTGCGGAGGGACGCGTGACCGCGCGCGCCCCTGCCGTCGCCAGCAAGGCCAGGGCGCCCGCCAAGCCCGGCACTGTCGCTGGGCCAAGGCAGCGCCTATGCGTCGTCGCAGTCTCCCCGTACGACTACATCACCATGCCGCTGGCGGATGGTGTCGCGTTGATGCGTCTCCTCACCAGCGCAGTCCATGTGCAGCGCACCTACGCGCTGGACGATTATCGTGAGCGGTATACCGTCGGGGATGCCGTCAGATCCGAGCTGCGCATGATCGATGCCGATCAGCTCGTCCAGCCACAGACACAGGAGAAGCATGGGTTGCTCAGGGTGCCGGCAACCGGACGCGACCCCGAATGATCGCTGCTGCACCATGAGCGACATCGAGGCCCGCTACC